GATAATAATTATCAGGTTACATATGATGACGAGTATGTTTTTGTACCGAATGATAGTGCATTAGGAGAGGTTCTTTCCTACTTGTTACCGTATGGGTTGGATGCATTGCCAAAGTGGTTCTTTGATGAAAAGTTTATTAATATTGCTATATCAGTCTTTTATAATGAATGGGAAGGGTATTTAAGGAGTCATACACCATTAATTGCATCGTATATATCATTTTTATTAAGGCATAAAGGTGTACAATTTGCGTTAAACTATGATGAGAACGGTTATAAATTCATGGATATACGCAATTTTGAGATTCCTATTATTTATTCGGATATACAGGTGTTGCCATATATGAGTGATGATCCATATGTTTATGATGTATCAGTTGAGGGTGAGGTTTTCGTAGATCCTGTTGGATTTTTAACATTACATAACACAGAGGCTATTGTCCGCCGCGGGATTGAGGAGTATGTTATTCGTATTCCATGGCATGAGGTTGAGGTTATTAGTGATAGCATAAAGGCTAAAAATCACTTATTGCGGCGGCTTCAAATTATGAGGCGCCGCTTCAACTGTGACCTATTAGGTGAATTTTCACAGTCATTTATAAGACAATTATTATTATTCGGTAATGTTTTTATCAGGATCGTATATTCACGTGAAACCTATGAAGGTCGCAAGCTCCCACTCTATCCTGAATTGCTCTATCCACCTGATGTAGCTATAATGTATGATATAAAGAGGGATAAAATTATTGGATATACATATGATCGTTATGTATTTAAACCTGAACGCATTATTCATGTAACCTTAGCAAAGTTTCCCGGGTATTTTTATGGAAATTCTATCCTATCTGCAACTGTGGAGGATGTTAAGGTTCTCAGGTTATTGGAACAGCAAGCAGAGATTATGTCTGTTTTATATTCGTCACCACAGATATTTTTGAAGGTTGGTACGCCAACGATACCAGCTGGGCGGCCTCCTAATGATCTTTTAGATAGACCGATGATGATTGATGCATTAACAGAGGAGGATTTAGCGCGTGAAGGGCGCCGGCTTGAAGGTTCGGAGCCTCATTCACTAAAAATTATTCCATATTATGATGAACCTGTGGCTATATCACCGGAGGCACCGATTGATTTGGAACCGTTCTTGAAGCATTTTAAGAATCGTGTTTATCAAGCGCTTGGGATCGATCCTGTTATATTGGGTGATCCCCAGGGGTCAAATAGAGACACATCTGTTATTGGTGAATCGGCGACGAATAAACGCATTGAATATATAGCACGTCTTTGGCAGAGATATATTAATTTCATTATAAATGATATATTTATGAGTGAGGTGCCTTATACAGAGCCTGTTTATGTGCATTTGCCGAAGATTGACACAACGGATTACATGGCACGTATAAGATTAGGGCTGAACTTATATCAAAATGGTATAATTACCAATGACGAAATGCGTCGTTTGTATCTTGGTTATGATCCGTTGAGTGATGATGAGCTTGCAAGAACCATTTTTGGTTTAACGGGGCGCTTAGTAATTAACACAAATGAAATTGAGTCTCAGTTAAGCCCCGAGAATCAATATGGGAGGCAGATGGCGCCTCCTAAGGTGAAGAGGAGGTGATATGGCTATAAAATATAGGGATGAAGATGGTAATCTTATTATAGAGGGTGTTGAAATATCACATCCCAATGTAGTTAATGATAATTTTAGGTTCTATGTTAATGCGGCTGAAAAAATAAATACTCTTTTGGAGCCGGCTCCTGTACCAGTGCTTTTATATCATCAGGATCATGTAGATCCGATAGGAGAGGTGAAGGATGCTAAGTTTACTGACTCGGAGTATGTTGAGGGTGCAAAAGCTATTAGTGCTACGCTTGTAATAAAGGATGAGGAGGCGGCTAAAAAGTTTGAGAAAGGTTTATATAAAAGATTTTCTATTGGAACAAAGCCGAAGAAGGTTGTCTGCAGCATATGTGGCAAGGAGCGTGGTGAATGTGAACATATAGTAGGCAAAATTTATGATGGCAAGCTTTGTTATGATAAGGTTTTCGTTGATAGGTTTCTGGAGGTATCTGTTGTTAATATTGCAGCTGATAAATTTGCTGTGTTACATGAGAAGGATGATTTGAAAGATGCCCTTTTTGATGAAATAAATTTAGAATTAGACACGGAGGAAGATATGGCAGATAAGGACAAAACGATTGATACAGATTTCGTTGAATATGCTGAGAATATTTTAGGGGAGGATCTTAGTGAGGAGGAATTGAATGATCTTGAAACGATTATAGCGGGGCTTGATGAATGTGATGAGTGTGGTGATGAGGATGTTGAGGATAGCGAGACAGAGGATAGGAAGCTTCCTCCTGCGGGATCAAAAGCACGTAAGAAAATGAAGACCACATTCTGCGGTCCTAATAAGACATTTCCTGTTCCTGATTGTAAACATGGTGCTGTCGCGTTGGCGATGCTTAATTGGCCGCGTGTCAAAGCAAAGTATAAAGGCCAGATTTCGAAGATACGCGCTTGCATAATGAGAGTTGGCCGCAAGCTTGGCTGCGCATATGCGAAGAAGAAAAAGGATGAGCTTCAGGCAGCTCTTGATGATCTCAAGCAGATTGTTGATTCTATGAACCAGGCGCCGGCTTCACTCGATATAGATTTCACCCCCATTAATGAGCGTTTTGACCGTATTGAGGAAACGCTGGCTGAATTGGTGGCACTTATGAAGGATCTTATAAAAGGTATAACGGATAAGATGACAGTACCTGTGCCTGTTAAGGAATATGCTGCTGGTGGCAAGCTTCTTGATGAGATTAAGGCGTCGCTTAGTGAAGCCGTGAAGGAAAACACTGATAAAATATTGGAGTTTTTATCCAAAGCTACATCGGAAACCGATGATACGAAGACCGATGATGAGGTACCTAATAAGGTACTTGATGGAAGTGTGTTTGGGAAAATAAAATCGTAAACTAAGTAATATTATAGGAGGAAATTATGGCAACACTTAGGCCTGAAGGTTATTACCGTAATATGGCGCTTCGTGACATTCCGTGGAAGCATAAGCGGAATGTCGTTCCTTCGATAGGTGTTATAGCGGATACGAGGGCTGTTGGCCCATTTGCGCCACATCCTGATCTACCAACGGCATGGATTAATAAGGTTGATGAAAGACAGTTCGTTATACCAGTAGGTAAGATTGTGTCTGTAGTGCCTATAGATTATTCGACAGCGAAGACACTTGGCAGAACGGATCTTTATACAGAGATGATTTATCGTTCAGGAGAGAAATCATCTTATAAATGGACGATACCTGAGTCGGAGCTGGGTTCAACTACATATGCGGATCCCTATTATGGTTATGGTGGAATATTGGGATTTATGATACCATATGGTGCTACACCTAGTGGTACTAGTTATAGTTTGACATATGGTTATAAGATAACTGGTGAAGAGGAGATGCCTTACCATACAGATGACTACAATTATGATGGACTTATTCCTTTTGGATTTGTGATACATGATGTTGAGAGATTTGTTGCTGGGGACGATCTTAATTATAGGACGCGTCAGGCATATCCCATATGGAGACATGGGTTAATTACGGTACCGTTTATAAATATTATAGCTCTCCATCATGATTTAGAGGATGTGGAGGATATTGTACCTCTGGCTAAGTATATTGTTCATGACTTAGGTTCCCCAGGTACAAGTGAACCAACTGCTTCAAAAGTATATATGACATATAAGTATCTATCTAGATATTATGCTGCGGCTGTTGGATGTGAATATGATGTAGATGAATATGGCGGAGTTAGTGTTATTTATACCGGATATGATTTTAATAAAGCAGTTATGAGTAATAGGTTTGTGGGTACCACATGTCATGGAGATTATCTGATCACGAGTATGGGAATACCAGGGCAGTGGAGAGTTGGCACGCTTATAAATGTAGATTACGAATTTCCCAAGAGCTTTATGGAGATGGTTGATGCACCACCTGCTTCAGGAATAGGTACAGCTAATGGTGGAATACCCGAAATTGTATATCAGTATATGCACGATTTTGTGGTTATATATAATGAGCTTGTTGGGACTGATGCTTTGAGTCTGAAACCAGCTGACCTGATAAGTTACATAGATAAGGGATATTTTGGTGCCGCTTATATGTTAATAGATTTCTCTTATGTACGGGTAACAACGTAATTAAATTGAAATAAATTTGGAGGAGGAAAATGGAAATTTTGAAGGATACACTGTATGAGGCGCTTTTGCACAATGGACGCGTTCAGGTAACTGATAAGCTCCGTGAGGAGTTTAAGTCCGAGATACCAGAGATTGCTGAGGCGAGTGAGATACGGTTTACACTTCGGGATGTACTTACTAATAGCATGCTTGCGCCTCTCTTCCCTGAGGTTATAACGGTTATCGTTGAGGACACAATGGAACCGCTGCTTCTTATAACCAAGCTATATGATGTTGTCAGGGGTATACCTAATGCTCTTACAGTAAGAATCCTGCTGCCAACACCGATGCCTGTAGTTAAGCTTTCACCTAATGCCCCCACACCGAATCTTGGAAATCCATCGCTTCATGAGATAGGTGGTACTGTATCCATAACTGCGGAGAAATGGGGTGTTATATGGAGTGTTGATGAGCATGTTATTAAGAACAACCAATGGGATATCCTTAAGATGTCTCTTAGGAATGCTGCTCGAGCGCTTGCTAGACATAAGGAGAAGCAGGCCTATGAGCACATAAGGCATGGTGGGATAATACTATTCTCGAACTGGAGAAAGAATCATGCTGTTTTCAAGAACTTCCTCAGGGGCCGTGATATAAAATTAAGGCAGAACGGTAGCCTTTCACCGAGAGACTTTTTCCAGGGTTATGCATACTTCCTGCAGAATGAATTTATTCCTGATGTTGTTATTATGAACTCATGGTCGTGGCTTGTATTTCTGTACTCACCTCTTACCAGAGAGATTGTTATGAATGGTAATACCATTGCGCCTGACTTTACCAACTTTAACATGAGGGTCCGCAGCAGATGGCGTGAGGTATGGAACTCTCTTGGTAAGAAGGGTATTCTTGGTGGCAACAGCCCTGATGATATATTCGGTAAGATAGGTCTAAGCATTTTTGAGCCGACGAACGCTCCTTGGAGCTGGAATCCGCTTGGTGTTGAGGTTTATCATAAGCCTTCTTGGATGCCAGCAGGTATAACATTCCTTATTTCACCATATGCTGATTGGTCGGCCAATGCAACTGATTATATGAATAAGTACTTCAGTGGTTGGGACTTTACAGGTGCTCAGTCTTGGGCAGATACGGCAACCCCGAAGGACCCGCTTAATATATTTGCGCACAACGACGCCGCGAATAAGAATGATCCTACGAAGACGACAGGTTTCAAAGAAGATGGTACTGTGGCAACATCACCTAGTGATGCACGTACTTATGCAGATCCGACGCTTAATCTAACTGATATAATCATGGTTGATAGTTCAGAGGTCGGAATTCTTTATCAGTATTCAGATCCGACGACTACTAAGTGGTC